AAAATTTAATGGGAGTATTTCAATTACAAAATTATATAACCGTGCCCTCTCAGCATCAGAAGTATTACAAAACTATCAAGCACAAAAAGAAAGATTTGGTTTATAATGGCAGGTATTAAAACAGGCATATCAGGACAAATAAACAATAATATTGTTACGGATGGGTTAGTATTTTATGTTGATCCCGCTTATAAAAAATCATATCCAGGGAGTGGTACCAATGCCAATAGTTTAGTTGGGAGTATAGATGGTACTTTCCAAAATAGCCCCGGGTTTGAGCCTAACAATAATGGTATTTTTGAATTTGATGGAACAGATGAAAAAATTCAACTTACCAATTCCCAAGACTTATGCCCAGAAGATGGGGATTTTACATTTAATATATGGGCTAATCCTACTAATTATACGGGCACCTGGCAAGGTTGGTTTGTAGGAAGTGGAACTGGTGCTTTATGGATTGGGATAAGTAGTAATGGAAAATATACTTTAAGAAAATTTAATGGAAGTGTAGCTGGTACAATTTCTTACACCCCTAATCCTACAACTGGGATTTGGACTAACGTTACAATAACTAAAATAGGTTCTACAGCTACTCTTTATTATAATGGGATATCCCAGGCATCGGGTACGGATAATGAAACCTATGCTCAATATACAACATATATAGGAGATGATAATCATAATAACGATTACAATGGTAGATTTGGTCCTATTATGTTTTATAAAGGAAAAGGTCTTACCCAAGCAGAAGTCACACAAAACTATCAAGCTCAAAAAGAAAGATTTGGATTATAGTAAAATTTTTCGTATATTTACCCCAAACTCTTAATGGAAAAAACAGGTTATATAGAAAAAATAGAATATCTCTTTAATGAAGCTAAACATTTAGAAATATACATGCCAGGATTATCAAGATGGCATCGAGTTACCCCAAACGATTTTAGATCATTTGATGGTAAAAGAAGAATACAAGGTAAAGATTATGAAGGTCCGTTATATGCTTACGGAACTAATCGAAAAGTTTCACCAAAACATAATAGTAAAATTGTAGAGAGCGAAGTAACTAAAGCTCGTGCATTAATATCCCAAAAAATACGCTAATGTCTAAAGCTAAAATTAAAAAAATAACAGTAGAACAAGCCTCTCAGTATTTTAGTAAAGATGAAGATTTAATAGATTCACCTATTCGTTTTTATACTAAAACAGAAGATGAAGATGGATGGGATTTAATTACATATTATACCTCTAGACGTAAAGACATATATTCCAACCGTGGTGAAGCTGATCAATGGGTTTACATATTATCAAACCCAACACTACCTAATATATTTAAAATAGGTTATACAAAAAATGAACCTGAGGTTAGAGCTAAACAAATTAGTGCTTCCACTGGTGTAGCATTACCATATAAAGTAGAATGGGCATTTCAATGCTTTAATGGCGAGCAATTAGAACATGAAGTCCACGAAGAATTAGCAACCTACCGCGTGAATCAACAACGGGAATTTTTTGATATACCACTTATTGAAGCACAAGAGGCAATTGAAAAACTCGGTAAAAATTACATATAATGAGAAATATTAAACAAGAATTACTAGAAATTGAAGGAGGGAATTTCCCACAATGGTATGCCTCACTAACAAAGTTAGAACAAGTAGAATATTCCATTGCATTGGAACAATTAAGTAAAGAATTTAGAAGTTAATTTCCTCTAGTCATATCCAAGTCACATATGGCGTTTTTTTCTTTAATTTAATTTGGCATGTATTGTAATAGTACTATATTTATTACGGACATGAATATTAACCACATATTTAATCTATTTGGAGGTGACCCTAAAAAATACACTGATGAGCCACCTTCTACCATTAATATGGCTGATTTTGAGAAAACCCCAACTTATAAAGTTGGAATGTTTAAAAAAATAATATTAAATCAGCATGTATTTCAAAAGAAACTTATCAATATGTTTAAAACTCCCCAAGATGATTATGGAATGGAAGGAATGGAAGATATGGGAGAATATATAGCACATCATAGAGCCTGGGGTTATATTAAAGATTGTCTGATAGATGATGAGATATGGCAAGGTAGTTTAAGAATTCAACACGATGATCATTTAGAAACCTCAGTAAAATTATCAATATCCTATTTTGAAGACACAGAAGAATATGAAAAATGTGCTTTTCTTATGAAAATTCAAAAATATCTTGAAAGTAGTTTGGAGTTGAAATCTTAACATTGTATATTCCCATCACGGGGTTTGAAAAAAAGTATAATAAAAAAAGTGTGACAAGGTGACACACGGTAATATCACGAACGCCTAATATAAACAAATAAAGTTATGATGAGAAATAAATCACTAGCACAAAGACGTCTTTCTAAATTAGCAGGACAGCTAAAACAATTAGATACTAACATTCATAGAGGAGGAACTAAAGATGCTATTAATGCTACTCAGAGAGAAATTACAGAAACCATCCAGGATTTAATGGATATTATAGAAAGAGAAGATTAATGGTTTTAACAGCAGAACAAATTCAATCAAATTGGAATAAATTCTTATCTAATATTGAAAAATATATTACAGGAGATCGTAAACAGCTATTACTTGATTTTTATAACAAATTTGAGGAAAGGATAGCAATGATGCCTGCTTCTCATAAAAAGGAATACCATTCAGCATTCCCAGGTGGTTATGTTGATCATGTTAATAGAGTTGTTGATGCATCTCTTAAAATATATGATGTGTGGAGTGAATTTGAAATGGATAGATCTACATTTACTATTGAAGAATTAGTATTTTCAGCAATAAACCATGATCTAGGTAAGATGGGTGATGAAGAACATGAATCTTATATCCCCCAAACCGATAAATGGAGAAAAGATAAATTAGGTGAAGATTATATGCATAATAAAAAAATAGCATTCGCTGCTGTTCCTGATAGAGGTTTATTTTTGCTCCAAGATCATAATATTAAGTATACATTTAATGAAATGGTTGCAATTCAAACTCATGATGGGTTATATGATCCTGCTAATGATAAATATTTAAAATCATATATGCCAGAAACTAAACCAAGAACTTCATTACCTTTTATACTACATCAAGCAGATATGATGGCAGCAAGAATTGAGTTTGAAAAAGAGTGGTTACCTAAATTTAAAGGTAAAACTCCAAACGAACCTAAAGTAAAAAAATTAGATGTAAAAACTAAAGCACTTGGTTCAATTAAAAGTGAAGGTTTAAAAAATATGTTAGATAGTTTATGATAGAGGTAATTACCATTTCAGTTTTATCAGTATTAGTAGTAATCTTTGGATTTACTACTTTTAACTTACTCCGTAAAAATGAAAAACAAGAGGATATTTTAGATACTCAAGAAGAAGTTTTAGCTGGGTATTTAGACTATTTAGATAAAATTTCTAGAACAATAGAAGCGTCGGATAAAAAACTTAAAGAAATAGACCGTGCAGGTACATTTAAATCTGATGATGAGGTTGGGTTTTTCTTTAAATCTATCCAAGGCATTCAGGATATCTTGAATGATTTCAAGTTAAGAAAAATAAAATGATTACTGTGGCTAAGAAAAGAAGACCTAAGAGTAAAAACTACTTTACTAAAGATACCGAAAACGCTATTGTTAGATATAACAATGAACCAAACTCAGAAATAAGAAGTAATATATATAGAGATGAAATCCATTATGCTTTTTTTAAATTAACAGAAAACATAATCCATACTTTTAAATTTTATTACACTGAAGTAGACCAAATAGAACATTTACAACATGAGGTAATAACATTTTTACTTTCAAAGTTACATTTATTCAACCCAGATAATGGGGCTAAAGCATATTCATATTTTGGTACTATAACAAAAAACTGGTTAATAGTATATAATACAAAAAATTATAAAAAACGTATACAAACAGCACCTGTAGATGAATTATTTAAGGATGATAACTATTCATACCAAATGGGTGAAGAAAAAGAAAAAGATAAATTATCTATTTTTATAGATAGTTATATTAAATATGTAGAAGATAGATTTGATACTTTTTTCCCTAAGGGTAATGATGCTAAAGTAGCAGATGCTATACTAGAATTATTTCGTAAAAGAGAAAATTTAGAAATATTTAATAAAAAAGCCTTATATATTTACATACGAGAAATAATGGCTGCTCATGGTCTAGAAGTTAAAACACCTAAAATTACCAAAATAGCTACTAAATTATATGGTTTATTTAAGGGTAGTTATGTTTTTTACCTAGAAACGGGTTACATAGATTTTGAAAGATCTTAATTAATCATATTTATACGAGAACAAAATGTATAACTATGAGCCATTTAGACAAAAATATATTCGGTAAAAAATCATACTCGGATTTACTTAAAGAAATTTACGATAATCAAAAGAAAAAAGAAACTCAAATTAGTGCATTAATCAACGAATTAAAACCATTAATCAGTGATATAGGTGATGCTACAATGATTGTACCACTTATAAAAGAATACATGGAATTAGGTATTAAAAATGATGAAGCACTTATAAAAGTTGCTACTATTTTTCAACGTATTTT